ACCGTGTCGCCGTGGTCGTCCGCGAAGGACAGGACGGCAACCGCGTTCTGCGAGTCAACGGTCAGGGGCATGGGATCTCCTTCGATACGAAATGTCATCTTCGCGGGTGCCGTTGATCCGGTGATCGACGGGACCAGTTGCCTGGCATAATCGGCAAGCTCGCTGGGCGGCAGGTCCCAGTGGCCGGTGTGGACGCGAGCCGCGGCAGCCAGCGCTGCAGCCCGGATCTCCTGCATGCTCATGCCCTGGCCGTCAGTCACCGGGTCAGTAAACCAGATCTCACGCTGTGATGTGCCGATTCCGGCGGCATGTCGGCACGACGTGGCGGAGGGCTGCGGGCCCTCGAACATGAAATCAGGAAATTCACCTACCGGCCAGGCTGGACGTTCAGCCTGTACGAGGACGAGTTCCTGGGCCCGATGCTGTACATCGTGGCCCCGGTGAGCGACGGATACAACCCGGGCAGCACCGTCGACCTGGGCATCAGGAGCCGCCTCCCGCCGGACGTGCTGGACGACCCCGGCCAGCTGGGCCGCTGGCTGCTGTGGCGCCTCATCGAGGTCGAGATCCACGAGGCCCGGGAGATGCTGCGGTACGAGGGCGAGCTGGTCTCCGACCCGCACGCGGAGTAGCCTGGCGCCAGGCCGGCCTTGCCGGGTAGTTCATCACTGTCCTGTCATTCGTGTGCGGGGCCGGCCTCCGATAACCCGGGGCATGCGGCTAGTCAGTCACTGGGACCAGAAGCTGAGCCAGTTCGGCGACCGGCCGGGCCTGGACTCCGGCAACGTCACCATCGAGCTGACGGCGCCGATCCGCGGTACCAAGACGGTCACCGTCGACAGCGGGGACCTGGAGGTGGCCGCCGAGAGCGGGTCGGTGATCGGGCTCTTCGTCGACCTGGGCGATGCCAAGCACCTGTTCATCCCCTGGGGCAACGTGGCCTGCCTGCATGACGCGCAGGAGAGCTAGGCCCTGACGATTCCCCCGGGGTGACCACTCCAGGCGGAGGGCAGGGCGTCCCCTACACCTCCAGCACGCAGCCGCCCGGCGGCATGGGCGTCACCAGCCAGGGGTTCGGGCAGGAAGGCTACGTCCTCGAAGAGGACCAGCAGCTGGTCAAGCCGCCGCCTGACGCGCTGGACTTCGCGGTCGGCGTCCCCTACTTCCTCCCGTTCGCCACGCCCTACCGGGACTCCTGGGAGGTGTTCCGGGACGATCCGGTCTCGGTCCGCCAGCTGGTCACCATGCGCCGCCGCGACGGCCAGGCCCGCGCGCTGTACCGGCTGCTGACCAAGCCGCTGCTGGCGGCGATGAAGAATGCCGACGTCGTGCCGGTCGACGGCACCGAGGGCGGGCTGGAGGAGGCCCAGTTCTGCAAGGACCTCCTGATGGCGCCCAAGTCGATGGGCGGGATGACGCACAGCTTCAGCCGGTTCCTCAAGCAGATGATGATCGCCCTGTTCAACGGCTTCTCGGCCTGGGAACTCGTCTACCACGTGCCCACGACCGGGCCGAACAAGGGCAAGATCACCCTGCGGAAGATGGACTGGCGCCCGGCCGAGACGCTGACGTTCCTGCTCGACGGCCAGGGCGAGTTCAACGGCTTCCGGCAGCGCACGTTCTTCCAGGGCCGGACCATTGACGTCAAGATCCCCAAGGAGACGGCGCTCTATTACGCCCACGAGGAGGCTGAAAGGCCCTTTTATGGCGTAAGCATGTTTGAGAGTGCCTTTTACCATTTTGATAAAAAAGAAAAACTGTACTACATCGCGCATCTAGCTGCGCAAAGAGCGGCCTGCGGCCTGCGGGTCGGCACCATGGTGCCGAACGCCCCGGCCGAGGACAAGAACAACTTCATCAAGGCGCTGGCGCAGCTCGGCCTGGCCCAGTGGATCGCCGTGCCGACCGCGGACTGGACCGTCCAGACGCTGAATGAATCAGCGTCACGCTTTGACTTTTTGGGCCTCATTAACCATCACAATTCACAGATGTCCAAGTCCGTGCTCGCGCAGTGGTTCGACAACGAGCAGGGCGGCGGCCAGGGTGACAGCACCCTGGTGGACTTCGGCAAGCAGGACGACGTGACGTTCTTCCTGATGCTGGAGGGCATCCTGGAGGAGATGGCCGAGGTCATCACCAATTTCATCTTCCCGCGCTTCGTGGACTGGAATTTCGGCACCGGCAAGTACCCGCGCTTCAAGTGGGGCCCGCTCACCGAGGAGGCCAAGAGCGCGATCCAGGACACGTTCGACAAGCTGGCCGCCGCGGGCCAGCAGGCGAACGTCACGCCGGAGTTCATGCTGCACCTGGAGCAGCGGCTGTCCGAGGACTTCGGCTTCGACATCGACTACGACAAGATCCGCCGGGACCGCGAGCGCCAGCAGCGGCTGATGGCCCAGCAGATGGCCGCCCAGACCCAGATGATGCAGCAGCAGCCCCCGCCCGGGGCCGGCCAGGACGCGGGCCAGCCCCCGCCTCCGCCGCCCGCGTTCCCGCCGCCCGGCTTCGCCCCGCCTGACTCCGGCGGGCCGCGGGCAGCCCCGGCCGGCGGGCCCGGCCTCGGCGGCGGCTCCGGTCCTGGCCCGCCGGGCCTGCAGGGCAGGGGCCCGTGAGCGCGGCCGACGAGCTGGCCCAGCTGGCCCGCTCCCTGGTCGAGGACATCGCGGAGGCCCGCGTCCTCCAGCTGGCCGGTCAGGGCGGTGGTAGCGTAAGCGGCGTCAAGTCCACTGCCGGCGCGTCAGCTCAGGCTGCCCCGGCGCCTCCGCCGCCCCGTCCGCGACGAGGCGCCGGGGCGGTCCACCCGCAGCTCGGCTGGCACCTGGTCACCATGCCGGGCGACACCATCTCCGGTCACGCCTACCGGCACATGCAGCCGGACGCTCTCACCCCGCCGCCCGGACGATCAGCCGGGGGTGGAAGCACGTCAGCCCCTGCGCCAGGAGGCGCCGTACCCGGCCGAGCTGGAAGACCTGGTAGCCCGGCTAAGTTACCGGCCCGGCTGGACGTTCCAGCTCGGCGACGTCGACCGCGGGCAGGGCAGCTCGGGCCTGACCCTGGATGTCACCACCTGCGGCTATGACAGCTATCACCCGGAGCGCGGCGAGGGCTACCGGGTCCATCACTTCTTCCCGGTCCCGCCGGCCGCCTACGACCGCAGGTCCTGGATCAACTGGCTGTTCGAGTGCCTGCTGGCCGTGGAGAAGCACGAGTGCTGCGAGTTCTTCCGCATCGACGGCGACGTGGTGCACCCGCCCGCCCACGGGCCGGGCAACGACCCGTACCTGGTGCTGACCTACGGCGATGACGCGGACCGCCGGACCAGGTTCACCGGTGAGGTTAACCCGGAGTAGCCGGATTCGCACGTCACCGGGAAGGCAGCGGGTTAGCATGGCGGAGTCCCAGTTCGGAAGGCAGCTGGACGCCGCGGTGGCCGCCCCGCTGGCAGAGGCGGCCACCTACCTCGCGCTCATCACCCGGGCCAATCCGCTGGGCAGCGCCGATGACCTGCTGCGCCGCCCGGACGCGGACGCGATCTTGCGAGAGGCGCTGGATGAGGGCCGGGAGGCGGCTATGGCGTACATCGAGCAGGCCTGGCTGGGCGCGGGAGCCGATGGCCTGCATCCCTCCTACGCCCGGCTGCAGGCCGATGCGGCCCGGGTGTTCGGCTCGCTGGCGCACCTGCGCGGCCTGGTCCGGCGCGCGTACGCCTCGGTGCCGCACGAGCGCTTCGTGCCGGGGGTGACTGAGCCCGGCCGCAACCCGGCGGCCGAGGCGGCGGACCGCCGCGCGGACGCGGTGTCCGCCGCGGTGCGGCGCTGGGCCTTCCAGGCGGGCCGCCGGGTCCGCATGTCACTGTCCGCGGCCGAGGGCCTGGGCCGCACGGCCGCGCTGCTGGAGTCCGCCCGGATCAGCATCGAGGCCGGCGAGCTGGTGCGCAAGCGGTGGGCCCGGAACCCCCAGTCGGCCAGCTGCGTCTGGTGCCGGCGCCTGGACGGGGTGACGATCGCCATCTCCGCGTCGTTCGCGCCCTACCTGGGCGGCCCGGTGGCGCTGCCCCAGTCTGCGTCCCGGCGGGTAGCCACCCCGGCCGGGGCCGCCCGGTACAAGCTGCCGGCTGGCGCGCCGATCATACTCACTCATCCGCCGCGGCTGTACCATGGCGACTTGCAGGGCCCGCTCCTGCATCCGTTCTG